GCGAATGATGTAACCATTCCAAACGATCTGGTAGTCACAGGTAATCTCACAGTCAATGGCTCGACCACGACTGTGAATTCGACGACTGTCACAATTGATGACAAGACATTTGAACTAGGTTCTACCGCTACCCCGACTGATGCTGGAGCCGATGGGGGCGGGATCGTTCTTAAGGGAACCTCAGATAAAACTATTCTTTGGTCCAACGTCAATGACGCTTGGACATTCAATCAGCATATCTATCCTGACGTGGATAGCACTTGGGACTTGGGTGCCACGGGTACCCGCTGGGCTAATATCTATGCTGATGCCGCTAACATTACAGCGATTACGGGGGCGTTAACAGGTAATGCTTCTACAGCTACTGCGCTTGAAACTGCTCGCGACATTAGTGGCGTTAGTTTTAACGGTACTGCTGATATTACTCTCGTCACCGACAATATCCAAGAGAGTGCCACTCCCACAAATATCTACTTCACAGACGCCAGAGCGCGTGCTGCTGTCTCGGCAACCGACGCAGGTGGTGACGGATCTTTTGCCTATAACTCCACCTCAGGTGTATTTACATATACTGGACCTAGCGCAGCAGAAACCCGTGCCCATTTCTCAGGTGGTACAGGAGTTTCAATCAGCAGTGGTGTAGTTGCTATCGGTCAAGCCGTTGGAACTTCTGACAGTGTACAGTTTGCTAGCATCACTGGTCCCCTGACTGGTAATGCTTCAACCGCAACTACGCTTGAAACTGCTAGAACAATCAATGGCATTTCCTTTAACGGAAGCGCAAATATTACGTTGGACCTGGATGATATTTCGGAAGCCGCGGTATCTCCAACCAATCTGTTCTTCACTAATGAAAGAGTCGATGATCGTGTAGCGGTTCTCCTTCAAGGTGGAACAGGCATCAATAAAACATATGATGATGCTAACGATCAACTGACACTCGCTGTCGATTTTTCTGAGTTTGACACTGATTCTGTTGTTGAAGGTAGCACTAATATCTACTTCACTAATGCTAGAGCACGTAGCGCAATCTCGCTTGTAGACAATGGTGGAGACGGTTCTCTTACTTACAATGCTACTTCTGGTCAGTTTGATTATACTGGTCCCAGCGCTGCCGAAGTCCGTGCCCACATTTCTGTCACTGATCTTGGTGGTGATGGATCTCTCGCTTATGATTCTGCTACTGGCGTCATCACCTACACTGGTGGCTCTGCTGCTGAAACTCGTCAACACCTCAGTGGTGGCACTGGTGTCACGTATTCAGCAGTCTCTGGTCAGATTTCTATCGGTCAAGATGTTGCTACTAATTCCAATGTAACATTTGCTGATATTACATCTGGTGGTGCTGGTCCCAGATCTTTGCTTCTCCAGAACACAGACAACGTTGGTACAGTAGATAGTGCTGCGAACATCACGTTCAAGCATAGTGGCATTGACTTTACCTCTGACTCTATTGTTGCGGATGGTAATGACCTGGGTCACATCGACTTCAGAAACAACGGTGGCTCTATTATTGCCCAGTTTGGTTTCCGTAAGCGTAACAGCGCAACATCTAAAGTCGCGTTTGAAATTGATACAAACAACGATGGAACTCCAGAGTTTGAAGTTTCTGATAGCAACATCAACTTCTCCTCGTCTAACATCGGCATCACCGCAGGATCTGGATACACAGTAAATGCTGAGCAGTCTATTGTTAACTTTGCTGCTGATGATGCTCTCCTCGGTCCCACCTTCATTCTTAGAAGAGAAAGTGCTTCTGCTGCTGTTGCTGATCAACTTGGTGCCATCGTGTTTAGTGGCAGAAATGCTGCTAATACCACCGACCTATATTATGGAAGCATCCAAACTGACATTCACCTGACTGCTGCTGGATCCGAAAGAGGTCTGATGAGACTTCAGACCATGGATGCTGGTGCTCTGTATGACACTCTTGTCCTTAGAGGTCAACTGGTTGGTTTGGGTATTGATGATCCTGCTGGTCAACTCCACATCAAAGGTAGTGACACGACTGACCAGATCATTATTGAGAACACAACTAACTCTTCTACTACCGCTCCTGACCTTGTTCTCTACAAGTCGGGTACTATCGGTGTAGGACACCAGCCTGGTCGTATTGACTTCCGTGGTAGAAACGCTGCTGATAACGCTAACGTTAACTACGGCGGTATCTTTGCTGAGGTTGAATCTACTACCAATGGTCAAGAAGGGGGCGCAATTAAGTTCCTGACATCCCAGTTTGGTACCCTCACTGAAGCCGCTCGATTCAACTCGAATGGTAACCTCGTTCTTCAGGCAGATAAGGGTATTGACTTTGGTAACCAAACCTCACTTATTGGTGCCACTAGAGAAGTCCTTGATCACTATGAAGAAGGTAGTTTCGATGCTACCCCATACTTTGCCAATACAAACAGAGCGGGTATGTCAAATACTTCTACTGGCTACTACACCAAAGTCGGTAGAATGGTTCATGTGTATGCCAAGATGGTTGTCAATATCCTTGACAATAGTTTGATTGGTGGTGAACTGAGATTCCCACTGCCATTCCAACCTGACGTTTCCTGTAGTGATAATGCTATACAGCGTGTCATCATGGAGAACGATTCTGGTCACTTCCTGAATACTGCTCAGGCAATCTTCTTGGATGACTCCAGAGATATGATTGTTACTCATGCTGGCTCTCAGAATCAGTACGTTCTTCTCCAAGGTTTGAACGCTGACTATCAGAGAGGTTCTCTGATTAGCTCTAGCAACTGTGCTATTGGTCTCGGTACCGTGTTTGTTGATTTTACATATAGAACTTCCGCATAATGTCTCAAGATTTTTATCTTGGTAATCCCAACCTCAAAAAGGTTGGGACTGCCATTGAGTTCACTAAAGAACAGATTGAAGAATACCTGAAGTGTAAGGAAGATCCCGTATACTTTGCGATGAACTATGTCAAGATTATCTCTCTTGACGAGGGCGTCGTGCCGTTTAAGATGTGGGATTTCCAGAAAGATCTTATCAAGAATTTCCACGAGAATAGATTTAATATCGCAAAGTTGCCGCGACAGACTGGTAAGTCTACTACCTGTGTGTCGTACCTACTTCACTATGCCTTGTTTAATGACAACGTAAACATCGGTATCCTGGCAAACAAACTGTCCACTGCCCGCGACCTGCTGGGAAGATTACAGTTGGCTTACGAGCAGTTGCCATTGTGGATGCAACAGGGTATAGTGGTCTATAACAAAGGATCGATGGAGCTTGAGAATGGCAGTAAGATACTGGCAGCTTCTACATCTGCGTCTGCTATCCGAGGCATGTCGTTTAACATCATCTTCCTCGATGAGTTTGCGTTCATTCCAAACCATATTGCGGAGCAATTCTTTGCCTCTGTTTATCCTACTATTACTTCTGGTAAAAGCACAAAAGTCATCATCATCTCCACCCCAAATGGAATGAACCACTTCTACAAGTTGTGGGTGGACGCACAGAAAGGTAGAAACGGATATACTTGGACTGAGGTTCACTGGTCACTTGTACCAGGAAGAGATGCGGAGTGGAAGAAGACCACTATTGCTAACACATCAGAACGACAGTTCACTCAGGAATTTGAGTGTGAGTTCTTAGGATCTGTTGATACACTGATCCATGCTTCTAAATTAAGAACGCTAGTTTACGATGATCCCATCACAAGCCATAAAGGTTTGGATGTATATCAAAATGCTGTGGAAAACCATGACTATATCGTGTGCGTTGACGTGTCTCGTGGATTATCACAGGACTATAGTGCGTTTGTAGTTATAGACATTACACAGGCTCCATGGGCATTGGTGGCAAAGTATAGGGATCATGACATTAGACCTATGCTCTTACCGAATGTTATTCAAAGAGTTGCGTCAAGTTATAATAACGCTTACGTATTAGTAGAGGTTAATGACATTGGTGAGGCAGTTGCTTCTATGCTTCACTATGACATTGAGTATGAAAATGTATTGATGTGCGCTATGCGTGGGCGTGCTGGTCAGATTGTTGGACATGGATTCTCTGGTGGTAAGACACAGATGGGTGTCAAGATGTCTAAGACTGTCAAAGCGCAAGGATGCTCTAACCTTAAGACCCTGATTGAAGATGATAAGTTACTGGTCAAAGACTACAATATCATTTCAGAGTTGACAACTTTCATCCAAAACAAGCAATCATTTGAGGCTGATGAAGGTCATAATGATGACCTAGTTATGTGCCTGGTTATTTTTGCCTGGCTTGTTCAGCAAGAATACTTCAAAGAGATGACGGATCAAGATATCCGTAAGCGCATCTATGAAGAACAGAAGAATCAAATTGAACAAGACATGGCGCCATTTGGATTTATCCTAAATGGTATTGATGATGAAGAGCAAATTGTTGATACGGAAGGTAACATCTGGACTGCTGATATGACAGATAGTGAGTCTAGATGGAACCTAGATGAGTATGGTGACAGATCATTCATGTGGGAGTTCCGTTGAGACTGTGATTTTAATAAATAATTTTAGACAAATTGAAATCTTTCATCAGGAGTACCACGCATGGCTAGCACGCTTCTCTCGCCAGGAGTAGCGATTCAAGAGAGAGACCTAACTCTTGGATCCGTCGAGACTGTAGAAACTAATGTTGGCGCCATCGTTGGCGCGTTTCAGAAAGGACCTGTAGGTGTCCCAACAAGAGTCTCTAGCGAGTCTGACCTCCTTAACGTTTTTGGTCAACCCAACGATTCCAATGCTGGTACGTGGTGGGTAGCTTCTAGTTTCCTTTCCTATGGCGGCGTTCTTGACGTTGTTCGTGCTGCTGGTACTGGACTCCTTAATGCCCGCGTAGGCGGCACTGGCGTTCTGATTGAGAACGAAGCTGACTACGAAGGTAACTTCTACTTCCCCACTGGTGCTAACACTAATGCCTGGGAATATGCTGCTAAGGAATCTGGCACATATGGCAATTCCCTGAGAGTCGCTACTATTGATCGTGGCGCTGATCAGAACCTGTACTTGGCTACAACACCTGTCGCAACGATCAACCCTGGCGATTTGATCGCGAACGCAGCTGCTACCAAGACTGCTTATGTTCATGCCTGGGATGCTAACGCCCGCAGACTGTCTATCATCTGGGCAACTGGTGGTCGTTGGACTGCTTCTGCTAATGGTGGTGACTCTCTCGATGATGGTTCCGATCCAGATGTAACGATTTCTTCGGAGATGGATTGGTACAGTGAGCAGGAAATTTATCCTGGTCTTCGCTGGAACCAACTCGCTGGTCGCCCTGGCACCTCCCTGTATGTTGGAGATCGCGGTGGCGCTTTCGATGAAATCCACGCTGTAGTCTATGACGTTGACGGTGGTGTAACTGGCACTCCTCTGACTGTCCTTGAGAAGTTCCTCTATGGCTCCAAGGCATCTGATGCTAAGACCACTGAAGGATCTTCTAACTACTATCCTGGTAACATCAAGAACGGTTCTGCCTACGTTTACTGGGGCAAGCACGAAGATGATGTCTGGGATATTTCCGCCAACGCTTTTGCGACTGGTGGTGGTAACCTCGGCGCTACTTCTGGCACAACCTTCGATGTTATCGGTAGAGTAAACTACGTCCTCTCTGCTGGTGCCGACGCCTACAACCTGAGCGATTCTGAGGTTCTGGCTGGTTACGATCTGCTCTCCGACGCTGAGACTGTCGCCGTTGATTACCTGCTGATGGGTGATTCTGGTTCGAGCAGAACTGCTTCCCTGGCTAAGGCAGCACGAGTTCTTCAGATTGCTTCTGCTAGAAAAGATTGTATCGGTTTTGTTTCCGCTCACCGCACTGACGTTGTTGGTGTTTCGGATAGCATGACCGCTACCAACAACATGATCAACTACTTCGATCAACTCCAATCCACCTCTTATGGTGTATTCGATGCTGGTTGGAAGTATGTTTATGATCGCTTCAATGATAAGTATCGCTGGGTCCCATGTAACGGTGACGTTGCTGGTCTCTGCGCTGCTACTACAGCCAATGGTGATCCTTGGTTCTCTCCTGCTGGTTTGAACCGTGGTGCCATTCGCAATGCTATCAAGCTTGCTTATTCGCCTAAGAGATCTGAGCGCGATGCCCTTTATCAGGCACGCATCAACCCTGTTACCAGCCTGCCTGGTCAGGGCATCATCCTCTTCGGTGACAAGACCGCTCTCGCTTCACCATCTGCTTTTGATCGCATCAATGTTCGTCGCCTCTTCCTCGTCGTTGAGAAGACTATTAGCAATGCTGCGAAGGGAGTCCTGTTTGAACTGAACGACGAGTTCACCAGAAACAACTTCAACAATGTTGTTGAACCATTCCTGCGCGAGATTCAAGCTCGTCGCGGTGTAACTGATTTCCTGGTGGTTTGTGATGCATCAAACAACACTACAGCAGTGATTGATGCTAACGAGTTTGTGGCTGAGATCTACATCAAGCCAGCACGCTCGATCAACTTCATCACCCTTACATTCGTTGCTACCCGTAGTGGTGTTAGCTTCGATGAAGTAGTCCCCCGCAGAGTTTAATTAAAGGAGAGTAACTAACAATGGCTGAAGTATCCGCACTAGGCGTACTTAATTTCCAATCTAAGATTAGGGGCGGCGTACGCCCTAATCTGTTCTCGGTTGATCACGACTGGCCAACTGGGGAAGGTTTCAGCGCCCCCGACACAGACATGGTATCTCTCTTTTGTAAGAGTGCTGCCCTGCCTGCTACCTCGGTAGGTACTGTTGAACTTCCTTTCCGTGGTCGTGTGATCAAAGTTCCTGGCGACAGAACTTATGAATCCTGGACCGCAACCTTCTACATGGACGACGCATTCAAACTGCGCGGCGCCTATGAGAAGTGGATCGAACTGACCAACGCTGTAGATGCTAACGTTTCCTCATCGTCGATTGACAATGTTCTGAGAAATGTAACCATCACTCAACTGGATAAGTTCAACAATCCTTCGGACAAAGGTTTCACTTCGATTCGTTCTTACAAGCTGGTCAAGGCATTCCCTGTCAGCGTAAGCCAAGTTTCGGTTGCCTACGACAACAACGATTCCTACGAGGAATTTGATGTTGAGTTTGCTTACCAGTTCTTTGAGACTAACGAAGAGCAAGGCGGTGGCGGTAATACGCAGACTGCTAAAATCTCCGTTATCTGAAGCAACTAAATAGTCGAGTAGGAACGTCCCACATTATACGATGGCAGAACTTTTTGGTTTTTCATTCAAGAAGAGGGAGGAGGCAAAGCGTAGCGCACCTTCTCCCGTTGCCCCTTCTGCCGAAGACGGAGCCACGAGCTTTATCGCAGGTGGTTACTATGGTCAGTACGTAGATCTTGATGGAAACTTCAAGACCGAGTATGACATGGTTACCAAGTATCGCCAAATGGCGATGCATCCTGAAGTAGATTCTGCCATCGAGGACATTCTACAAGAAGCTATCGTTACAGATTTGAACGATACTCCTGTTCAGATTAATCTTGACAACTTGGAAGTATCCGAGAGCGTCAAGACTATGATGCGTAACGAATTCGATTACGTAAAAACTCTGCTAGGTTTTGATACAAAAGCCCATGAGATGTTCCGTCGCTGGTACATTGATGGGCGTTTGTATTATCATAAGGTAATTGATTTGAACAAGCCTCAGGATGGTATCCTGGAGCTGCGCTACATTGATCCACAGAAGATCAAAAAGATTCGTCAGATTCAGAAGAATCCGAAGAACACTGAAGAGTTCATGAAGTTGGACTTCGGTAAAATCGACGAATACTTCCTATACAACCCCAAAGGTCTTAACAATACCTCTGCGAATTCTGGTATCAAGATTGCCAAAGACGCTATCGCGTATGTAACGTCTGGCATCATGGATACCAATAGAAATATCGTATTGTCTTATCTCCATAAGGCAATCAAGGTACTCAATCAACTTCAAATGATTGAGGACTCTTTGGTTATCTACCGTATCTCTCGCGCACCCGAGCGTAGAATTTTCTACATCGATGTGGGCAACCTACCTAAGGTCAAGGCGGAACAGTATCTTAGGGAAGTGATGGGTCGCTATCGCAACAAGCTTGTGTACGATGCCAACACAGGTGAGATTCGTGACGATAGAAAATACATGTCCATGTTGGAAGACTTCTGGCTTCCAAGACGCGAGGGAGGGCGCGGGACAGAAATTACTACTCTTCCTGGCGGGCAGAACCTCGGAGAACTGACAGACATTCAGTATTTCCAAACTAAACTCTACAAGGCTCTTAACGTTCCTGCTGGTAGACTCGATTCAAATACCAGTTTCAATCTTGGCAGATCCTCTGAGATCATGCGCGATGAACTCAAGTTCACCAAGTTTGTAGGAAGGCTGCGTAAGAAGTTTAGCGAACTGTTTCAAGACGTTCTTAAGACTCAACTGATCCTCAAGGGTGTTATCACTCCTGAAGATTGGGAGGATATGAAGGAGCATGTACAGTATGACTACTTATATGACAATCACTTCACAGAACTTAAGAATATCGAGATGCTGAACGAGAAGCTCGGCGTCATCGCTCAGATGGAACCCTACATGGGACGCTACTTCTCTACGGAATATGTTCGCACTGAGATCCTCAATCAAACTGAGCCTCAGATGAGAGAACTTGATGATCAAATGGCTGACGATATCAAGCAGGGTCGCATCATCAATCCTCTTGATCAAGTTGCTATGGATCAGACTGCTATGGATATGGAACAAGACAATGCCGCGTTGGATCAAGAACTGAAAAAGGCTCAGATCCAGCAAGCAAAGAATCCACCCAAGCCTGCGGCAAGTTCAAATTCCAAAACAAATAAATAAAATATAGTCAAGATTTATTATGTCTACACAAGAACGAGATATCGTTGATTTGCTCTGGGACAATGACCAAGCGGACGCTCTGGTAAAACTGAAGGACATGCTAAGTGTTAAAGCTGCTATGGCAGTTGACGCATCTAAGCAAGACATAGCAAATGCTATGTTTCCCCATGTTCCCGAAGAAGGAGATGTAGAGCCCGACAGGGAAGAGATCGAAAACCCAGAAGCTACCGCTGAAACTGAAGAACCCGAACAGGAAAACGATGAAACTGATCACGGAACAGATTGAATCCATTGAGATTCTTACCGAAGAAACCGACGGTAAGAAGAATACTTTTATCAAGGGAATCTTTCTTCAAACAGAAATTACCAACCGTAATGGTCGTATGTACAAGTACGATACCATGAATCGTGAGGTACAGAAGTACACTGAAGAATTTGTTAAGCGTGGTCGCGCTCTTGGTGAGTTGGGTCATCCAGATGGTCCAACTATTAATCTTGACCGAGTAAGCCACAAAATTGTGGAGCTTGTCCCTGAAGGTACCAACTTCATTGGCAAGGCAAAGTTGCTCGATACACCTATGGGTAAGATTGCCCAGTCCCTCTTGGACGAAGGTGTACAACTGGGAGTCTCTTCTAGAGGTCTCGGTTCAATCAAGCGTGAAGGTACTACCAACGTTGTTGGTGATGACTTCATTCTTGCCACTGCTGCTGATATCGTAGCAGATCCTTCCGCCCCCGATGCTTTCGTCGAAGGCATCTATGAGGGACGTGAGTGGGTTATGGTTGATGGAAGACTCAAAGAGTCTCACCTCGATGCTATCAAGCACGCTCTTGATAACGCACCAAACCCCCTGGAACTTCAAGAAAGAAAAATTTCCGCGTTCGCGGAATTCTTAAGAAGTCTCTAATTTATAAATAAATATAGCAAATTACCGCAGTCTTTTATTCGTAGGAGCAAACAATGTCCACAATCGATGAAAAATTCGAGAAACTCATCGCGGAAAAGAAAGCTCATGCTACCGCTGAAGCGGTAGTTGAAGAGGTTGAAACCGTAGATGAAGTTTCTGAAGAAGCCGCCACTGGCGATGCCGCCATCAAGAAAGGTGCCGTCGCTGCCCAAAAGTCCGATCTGAAAAATGACGGTAAAGAGGTTGCTAGCAATAGCAAAGAGAAGCCCGAGGGTACCGAGAACCCTGGTGCCAAGGCTGCTGCTCCTGTAACTGCGACTAAAGACTCCACCCTGAAGACCAAGCCTAGTGCCGCTTCTAGCGCTATGCCTGGTGCTCTCTCTGCTAAGATCTTTGATTCTGTTGAGACTGAAGGTGAGGTAGTTAGCGAAGAAGAGATCAGCGAGGACATTGCCGCCGTTCTGGCTGGTGCTGATCTTTCCGAAGAATTCCAACAAAAAGCAAAGACTGTTTTTGAAGCCGCTGTTAGCGCAAAGGTTTCTGAGCAGGTAGTTGCTATTAAGGAATCGACCGAAGCGAAGATTGCTGAAGAGATTGAAACAATCAAAGAAGACTTCGCTGGTCGTGTTGAGAACTTCCTGAACTACGCTTGTGAAGAGTGGATGTCGGAGAACGAACTTGCTATTGAGCAAGGTCTCCGCGCCGAAATCACAGAAGGGTTCATGGATGGACTCAGAAAACTGTTCATCGAAAGCAACATCAACGTTCCTACTGAGAAGCTGGATCTGGTTGCCGAGATGAGCGAAAAGCTTGATGAGATGGAGACCCGACTTAATGAGCAGGTCGAGCGCAACGTCGAACTTCACGAGAGTGTAAGTGCCTATCGTAAGAATGAGATTTTGAATGAACTGACCCGTGGTCTTGCTGAGACCCAGAAGGATAAGTTCACTTCCCTCGCTGAAGCCGTTGAGTTCCGTACCGAAGAGTCGTATCGTGAGAAGCTGGTTCAGATTAAGGAATCCTACTTCGGCGCTCCCAAAGTGGAGACCGTAGAAGAGATTGCTACTGAAGAATCCGCCGTACATACAGAAGCAATTAGTGAAAGCATGAGCGCTTATGTCGCTGCTCTTGCTAAGCGTCTGTGATCACACTGTTAACCCAATTCTAAACTCCCGAGATTCCCATGTTTAACACCGAATCTCTCCAAGAGAAGTGGGCTCCAGTCCTTAATCATGATGGTCTGCCCGAAATCAAGGACAACTATCGTAAGGCTGTAACCGCACAACTCCTGGAGAACCAAGAGCGCTTCATGCGCGAAGAGCGTGCCATCCTCACCGAGGCACCTACTAACGTTGGTCCTATCAACACCCAAACCACCAATGCTGGTGCCGTCGCAGGTTTCGATCCCATTCTGATCAGCCTGATCCGCCGCGCAATGCCTAAGCTGATTGCTTATGACATCGCTGGCGTTCAGCCTATGAATGGTCCTACTGGTCTGATTTTCGCAATGCGTTCGCGCTATGTGAATCAGTCTGGTGCCGAAGCATTCTTCGATGAGCCCGATGCTCAATTCTCTGGTACCAAAGGTGCTACACCTCCTACCGCTACCACCGAGAAGAACCCTGGTCTGATCAACGACGCCACTGGCGGTGGCGTAACCGAAACCGAATATGATCTGGCTAGCAGCAAGTTCAGCACTTCCGACATGGAAGCTCTGGGCGACAGCGCTGGTAATGCCTTCATGGAGATGGCATTCTCGATCGACCGTATTGCCGTTGAAGCAAAAGGTCGTGCCCTGCGTGCTGACTACTCGGTCGAACTGGCTCAAGACCTGAAGGCAATTCATGGTCTGGATGCTGAGTCCGAGCTTGCCAACATCCTCAGCACTGAGATCCTGGCTGAAATCAACCGTGAGGTTGTCCGTACCGTTTATCGTGGTGCTAAGCCTGGTGCTCAAGTTAACACCGCTAACGCTGGTGTATTTGACCTTGACGTTGACTCCAACGGTCGTTGGAGCGTTGAGAAGTTCAAGGGTCTCCTGTTCCAAATCGAGCGCGATGCTAACGCTATCGCCCTGGAAACTCGTCGCGGAAAGGGCAACGTTCTGATCTGCTCCTCTGACGTTGCTTCTGCTCTCGCTATGGCGGGTGTTCTGGATTACAGCAGCGGCATCAATGGTGCTGTTGGTGGTCTGGGCGAAATCGACGACACTGGTAACACCTACGTCGGTACCCTGAACGGTCGTATCAAGGTCTACATCGATCCTTATTCGGCTAACGTTTCCGCTGACCAATACTATGTCATCGGTTACAAGGGCAGCAATGCTTATGACGCTGGTCTGTTCTATTGCCCATATGTTCCTCTCCAAATGTATCGCGCAATTGGTCAGGACACCTTCCAGCCTCGCATTGGCTTCAAGACCCGCTACGGCATGGTCCTGAACCCATTTGCTAAGGGTCTGACTCCTCTGAGCAATAGCGATCCTCAGAACAGCAACAACCTGAATGCTAACGCCTACTATCGTCGCGTACGCATCAAGAACCTTATGTGATCCATTCGCAAAGGAAGTAAGGGAGGGACCTTCGGGTCCCTCTTTTTTTATCTAAATATATCAGCACGTATTTTTGATTATGCCTAGAGGAATAATGTCTAAGGTGGATATCTACGCCCGTGTTCTTAAGTTAAAGAATGGTTTGGATCAGGGCGAGTGGAGAACCGAGTGGACTAGAAACGAGAAGATGGTGGCTCACGCCGTTCTAAACGAAGTGCTTGACATGATTAACGAGTACAGTCAATGAGCAAAAGACTCTTTACACCTGACAATAAAAACTTTCTTGCTCCTGTTGGGTTCAAGTTTATCTTGGACAGAGCAAAGAATGTAGAATATTTTTGCCAGTCTGTAAATATCCCTGACATCAATATCAACACAAGAGTTTTTGATACCAGGGTAAAACAGTATGAGGTTCCTGGTGACAAGCTCCAGTATGGAGATCTACAGTTGACCTTCATGATTAATGAGGATCTGGATAATTACTATGAGATCTATAACTGGCTAAAAGGTCTTACCAATCCAGAGCACGAGAAGGACTGGTATGAATACATTGAATCTATTACTGAAGAAGGTAGATCCACTGCGTTCCAAAAAATTACTACAGATGCTAGACTGTTGGTGTTGGACAGCAACTATAACATTTGTGCTACTGCTATCTTCAGCAACTGTTTCCCCACACAACTAGGTGGTATCAGGTTCAGTTCTGATCAAAGTGACATTGATTATGTAACTGCTGACGTAACCTTTAAGTACACTCTCCTAGAGTTTATTGATAAAGACGGCAATCGCTTATGAATCTTGAAATGATTGAGTCCATGTGGCAAAAGGACTCACAACTAGATGATGAAAAACTAGACCACGACTCTCTGGCGATCCCTAGACGCCATGCTAAATATCTACAGTTACTCAATCAAGTTACTCTGCTGAGGGATCAGCATGAGTTAAAGTTGAAGTCACTTTACCGTGACCTTTGGGAGTATTACACTGGTAAATCTGAGAAACCCTTTCATCTAAAACTGCTGAAGCAGGATGTTGGGATCTATATCGACTCTGATGAGAGTTGGCAAAAAGCACAACTCAAACTACGTTACTACAATCAAATGGTAGATGCTCTAAAGAGCATCCTCACGGCAATTAACAATCAGTCGTTTCAAATCAAGAACGCGATTGAGTTTGCCAAGTTGTTGAAAGGGTATGAAGTCTAGCGTCGTAATTCAAAAGAAGAACGAAGTCTTTCTTAGAATTGAATGTGAACCCCACGTTCAGTATGAGTTGGCTGATGAGTTTACCTTTGAGGTACCCCAAGCCAAGTTCATGTCTGCGTATAAGAAGAAATTCTGGGATGGAAAAATCAAACTATTCTCCCCAGCTACGGGTGAGATTTATGCTGGTCTTCTCCCTTATGTTACTCATTTCTGCCGCGAACGCGGGTACGAATACACATATAAAGACAACAACTTCTACGGGTTTCCTGAGGAAGTTGATGAGTTCGTTACTCCAGAAGCCGTCGGAGAGTTTGTCAAAGGATTGGGACTTCCCCATAAAGTAAGAGACTATCAGTACAAAGCAATCTATGAAGCCATGAGGCATAGGAGGAAACTCTTATTGTCTCCCACTGCTTCTGGTAAGTCACTGATGATCTATTCTCTTGTTAGGTTCTTTGAGAAGAAAGATCTAAAGACATTAATTGTTGTACCTACTACATCTCTTGTGGAGCAGATGTACAAGGACTTTGAGGAGTATGGTTGGAACGCTAGTCATCATTGCCACAAGGTTTACGGTGGCGCGTCGCCCATGTCCAAGAAGGATGTAGTTATTACAACCTGGCAGTCAATCTACAAACTACCCAAAACATACTTTAATGACTTTGGTGCTGTCATTGGTGATGAAGCACACCTGTTCAAAGCTAAGTCATTGACTAACATCATGAACAAGCTTCATGACTGTAAGTATAGGATAGGATTTACAGGTACACTTGATGGGTGTGCCACAAATAAACTTGTCCTAGAAGGAGTCTTTGGTGCCTGTAACAAAGTAACCAAAACTGAAAATCTTATCCGAGAAGGACACCTCTCCCAGTTTGAGATCAAGGTTCTTCTACTCAAACATGACAAGCAAACGTTTGCTAGTTACCAGGATGAGATGGAGTACATAGTAAGCCATGAAGGTCGCAATAGATTCATTAGGAATCTTGTTTGTGACTTGGAAGGTAATACTCTTGTGCTGTTCAATTATGTCGAGAAGCATGGGATGCCACTTTTCGATTTGATAAATAATAAAGTCGGGGATACTAGAAATATATTCCTGGTACACGGAGGGGTAGAGACTGAAGACCGCGAGAAAACTAGACAGATCGCAGAGACTACTTCAGATTCTATTATTGTTGCTTCTTATGGCACTTTTTCTACAGGCATCAACATTCGTAATCTACACAATGTAGTCTTTGCCTCTCCCTCTAAATCACGAGTAAGAAATCTACAGTCAATCGGTCGTGTGCTCCGCAAGGGAGCCAACAAAAGAAAGGCTGTCTTATACGATATCGCAGACGACATTTCTAATGGTGGTCGTCGCAATCATACAATGAATCACCTCATTGAGAGAGTGAAAATTTATAACGAGGAATCGTTTAATTATGAATTTATTGACGTTAATTTACGAACAAAATAAAATGGAAGAAGAATTTCTAGCAGCCATTAAGATGGTTTCAGGCGAAGAAGTTCTTTCGATGGTCACCCCATTTTTTGATGAAAGTGGAGAATACCTCATCCTTGAAAATCCTATTGTCGTGGAAGAGGTACAGATTGCTAATAAGACTGGAGCCAAGGTAAGTCCTTGGATGAAGTTCTCTAGAGAAGATACATTCCTGCTTCCAAAGGATAGAGTTATTACAGTCGTCGAAGTTGACGCAGAAGTAGCTATCTTCTATGAATTGTCTCTACAAAAAATAGACCCAGAAAGAACACACAACCCACCGAGTTCCGATCGTACTATGGGCAAGATCAGCACTGTTGATGAAGCCCGAGTAATACTTGAAGGTCTCTATAATAGAAAAGATAAGCTATAGCTGATCCTTTGAACCGCTACACTGTTAGTCTAATGGTAAAATGGAGTCTTGTCAAGCTTGACTTGCGAACCATGACACGGTATAGTTAAGGAACATAAGACATACCTTATGAAGAAAAAATCAGAACACTACGTCAATAACAAGGAGTTCCTAGAGGCACTTATCGAGTTCAAGCATCAATGTAAGATTGCTGCTGAGAATGGAGAAGCTCGTCCTCAAATTAGTAACTACATTGGTGAGTGCTTTCTGAAGATTGCCACCCATCTTTCTTACAAGCCTAACTTCGTGAACTACATGTTCAGAGAAGATATGATTTGTGATGGGATTGAAAACTGTGTACAGTATATTCAAAACTTTGATCCTTCTAAGTCCAGTAATCCATTTGCTTACTTCACTCAGATTATCTACTACGCTTTCCTCAGACGCATTCAGAAAGAAAAACGCCAACTAGAGATTAAGAATAAGATCGTACAACGATCAGACTTCGGAGAAGTTTTCTACAGTGATGATATGGATTCATATTCCGATTATAATACTATTAAAGAAAACGCTGAGATTCGTACCAAGTGAAGATAGCAATTATTACTGATCAGCACTTCGGTGCTAGGAAGTCGAGTAGAGTATTTCACGACTTCTTTTTGAAATTCTATAACAATGTTTTCTTCCCAACTCTAGAGAAAGAAGGTATCACTACGGTCATTGATCTTGGTGATACCTTTGACAATAGAAGGAACGTAGATCTATGGTCTATAGAATGGGCGCGAAAAAATTATTATGATCGACTAGAAGAAATGGGCGTCGCTGTCCATGCTGTAGTCGGTAACCATACGGCTTACTTCAAAGACACTAATGAGATCAACACACTTGACAATGTGTTGGGTCAGTATGGTAATGTTACTGTTTACTCCGAACCAACTGAGACTCAGATTGGTGGTCGTAAATTACTTTTTATTCCATGGATCAATCAAGAGAATGCTGAAAAGACTTTCCAACTTATTGAAGAAACAATTTGCCACTGTGCGATGGGGCACCTTGAGCTCAACGGATTTGAAGCTCATCGAGGACACATCATGGACAAGGGTTTGGGCTGCGAGCTATTTCAGAAGTTCAAACAGGTCATGTCTGGTCACTACCATCACCGATCTTCCAGAGGGAACATCCACTACCTCGGAAACCCCTATCAACTCTACTGGAACGATTACCGAGACACCCGTGGGTTCCACATCTGGGATTCAGAATCCCTGGAACTAACCTTTGTTCCTAACCCATACGAAATGTATGAGAAGGTCTTCTACAATGAAAAGAAGATCCCTAAAAAGTTAGAACAATATCAAGGAAAGATCATCAAGGTCATTGTTGAAGATAAGACAGACGCTGCTAAGTTTGATTACTTTGTAAGCCAACTGTATATTGCTGGAGTCCATGAAGTTAAGATCATTGAAGACTCTATCTTTGACAGCGACCTTGATAGTGATATAGATATAGAGAAGGAAGATACCCTAACCATTCTGGAAAAGTATGTCGATGAAATGACATACCACGATAAGAATGGCTTAAAAGATATCATGAAGTCTCTGTATGTAGAAGCGCTGGAGTTAGTCTAATGTTCGTACTAGCACTGAAAGGAAAGGAAACTGAAGGTGCTTACGCTGTCGAGAACGAGTTCGGACAAAAGACACTTTATCTTTTTGTTGACAAAGACGATGCGATGCGCTATAGTCTATTACTGGAGGCGGACGACTATCCAGAAATGAGTATAGTCGAAGTGTCAGACGAAGATGCTATTGGCACATGCCATCAGCATGGTTACCCATACTATGTGGTCACACCTGATCAGATAGTTATCCCTCCTGATTTCTAATTTGTCTATCTAAATCATGATTGTATTTCAGACTATCCGATGGAAGAACTTCCTTTCAACGGGTAACTCATTTACTGAGATTGATCTGAAAAGTAACCCTTCGACTCTGATTGTCGGCTCCAACGGAGCAGGTAAATCCACTATGTTGGATGCCATTTGCTTTGCTCTGTTCAACAAACCTTTCCGCAAAATAAACAAACCTCAACTGGTCAACGCAATCAATGAAAAGGATTGTGTTGTAGAGGTAGAGTTTAAGGTGGGATCTACCGAATGGAAAATCATTCGCGGGCAGAAGCCAAACTTGTTTGAGATACACCGCAATGGTGTTCCACTTAACCAGGAAGCTTCTGCTAAAGATCAGCAGACTTGGTTGGAACAGTCTGTGTTAAAACTAAACTACAAGTCTTTTACGCAGGTAGTGATCCTCGGATCATCTACGTTTGTTCCATTCATGCAACTCACTCCTGCCCACCGCAGGGAGGTTATTGAAGATCTTCTTGATATTAGGATCTTCTCTTCTATGAACACTATTCTTAAAGATCGTGTTCGTAGTCTCAAGGACTCTATCCGTGACAAAGATTACCAGTTTGAATTGGCTAAGGAGAGAGTAGAGATCCAGCAGCGATTTATCGCTGATCTTAAAGAACAAAGTCACCAGTCTAACGTTCAACGTCAATCTCAGATCACCGATCTTCGTAATGAGATTGAAGATATGACTAAGAAAATTTCTTCTTGGTCTGCTTCTGTTGAAGAGTTGAATGAGAAAGCAGTTCCCTTTGATAAGTGTGAGGAGCAACTAAAAGAGTTGTCCACATACCGTACTAGGTTCACAGACAAGAATAAGAAACTGAATAGCGATCATAAATTCTTCGATAAGAATGATAGCTGTCCCACTTGTAAGCAAAGTATTACTGAAGAACTTAGAACTGAAAAGAAGGAAACTATTCTCTCTCAACTGTTAGAACTGGAAAAGGCTAATACGGATCTCGAAGCAAAGATCTCAGTTATCAATGGTCAGTTAACTGAGAAGAATGCTATCCTCAAAGAGATTGCTGTTATCAATCAGGAGATCACTTCTAAAAATAAAGAGATCTCCTGGAAGCAATCCGCAATTAAAAAGATTGAGGATAGTATTGAAAAGACCGATGGTGGCGGGGAGAATGTCAAGCGAGAGCAAGACAAACTGAAGCAACTTATCAATGATGGGTTGGAGATTGAGAAAGATATATCGGACAAAAAGAAAGAACTTGCTAACCACGAAGTCGTGGTGAGTCTACTTAAAGATACTGGTATTAAGAGTCAGATTATTAAAAAGTATCTGCCTGTCATGAACCAGTTGATTAATCGTTACCTCAAAGAGTTAGACTTCTATGTCTCTTTTGAACTTAACGAGAACTTTGAGGAGACTATCAAGTCACGGTACAGAGATGACTTTTCATATGCTTCCTTCTCTGAAGGTGAAAAGATGAGAATTGACTTGGCTCTGTTGTTCACCTGGCGAATGATTGCTAAGATGAAGAACAGCGCATGTACTAATCTACTGTGCTTAGACGAGATCTTTGATAGCAGTCTTGACAATGCTGGTACTGATGACTTTATTAAAATTCTTAAGTCCTTTGCGGACAACTCAAATGTCTTTGTGATCTCTCACAAGCCTGACATTTTACAAGATAAGTTTTCTCGGGTGCTGCGTGTTGAGAAGAAGTTGAACTTCTCTACTGTTATAGAGGATCAATAAATACCTCTATAGTGTTTTGTTATGTACAAACCTTATTCCCAAGAATGGCATAGGTACAGATACCTCAAGGAGGCAATCGATAAGTACCTTGACGATGGCATCGATCCAAGTTACATTGTGGACGATATCAGAGACATTCTTCACATACGTTCGGAAACGGCGTACGCTGAGTTTCAAAAGATCAATCAACTAGAACATTATCTTTCGGACATCTAATGCTATCCACCGCATATCGCCTTCGCTTAGAATCAATCTGTAAGAAGATTGTACAGGGCGAAGAGGTGTCTATATCTGAAATGATATGGGCAGAAAAACTTGCTAAGTCTCATACTACTGCTCGTGAGTGGTTGAACAAAGCGAGACGCAAAGCGGCTAACCCAGACATGGTTGATGGTAGCATGGATGATTTTATGAATAAGATGGGACTGGGTGACCCCGACCCATCTAACTACAGGACGGGTTTCCAAAGTGCCGATGAGATAGTAGACTGGTTCAAGCAAGACAAACCCGACGACTGGAGACAACGTGACTAACGTTCCAAACTGGCAGCACCATTCCAAGAAAGATCAGAAGCGCCACCTTAAGCCGCAAGCAATGCGAGCGAGGAAGGAGGCACTGCGCCACTTCAAAAAGCGTCACACCAAGACCTCCGACCAGCGTCGGGGGTCTTATAGTATCTACATCGACGGAACACCACAATGTCTGAAGTTAAAGGTACTCTCGCCAAGTTGCTCGCTCAGGAAGACCTGATCGTTGAGAACCGTAACGTTCAGACTGCCCAGTTCAATGTGGACACTCGTGTTCTCACTCTGCCTAACTGGAACAAAGCCCCTGAGCACGTTACTGATCTCCTGATCTCGCATGAGGTGGGTCATGCTTTGTATACCCCCACTGAGCGTTTCCACTACACTTGCCCTCACTCCTACATCAATGTGGTTGAAGATATCCGCATTGAGAAGTTGATGAAGCGTCGCTACGCTGGTCTTTCTAAGACTTTCTACAAAGGGTACCAGCAGTTTGCTGAGGATGATTTCTTTGAAGTTGCTGATACTGATGTCAGCAAGATGAACATCATTGATCGTCTGAACATCTTCTTCAAGATTGGTAACTTCTTCGATGTTTCTTTTTCTTCTGTTGAGAAGAAGTTTATTGATCAAGCCAATCGTCTTGAGGGTTTCCAAGATGTAATCGATTTGGCAGAAGCAATCTATAAATACTACAGGGAAGAGGAGGATCGTCCTTCTCAGACTCCCACCGAAAACCTGCCTCAGCAGCAATCGGGTCAGGCATCTTCCCAGGCGCCCAATCAGGCGAACCAAGATATAGATGACGGGGAAGGAGAATCGACTGACGAATCTCAGAGTCAAGAAACAGAATCCACTACTACTGATGGAGAAATCCCTCAGGGTGGAACTGGTCATGCTGAAGATCATGAAGCCGTTACAGATTCTCTCCTTCGAGAGAAGCTTCAGAACTTAGTCGATTCTTCCTCCCCCGAAATTTATTACGTTGAGCGCCCTGTCTTTGAGATGGACAAGGTAGTGATTGACTACACCAAGCTCAATGATTACACTGAAGCTTACTTTGGAGAGCATGGTCTTAGAGTAGAGGATAACGAGTACATCAATTCCTTTTGGGATAAGTTCAAGAAAGATTCTGCTCGTGAAGTAAACTATCTTGTTAAAGAGTTTGAGTGTAAGAAAGCCGCTAGCGCTTATGCTCGCTCGCACACTTCTCGGACTGGTGTGCTTGATACCAACAAGCTTCACACCTACAAATTCAACGATGATATCTTCCGTAAGATTAATATCGTTCCTGATGGTAAGAATCACGGACTGATCTTTAATCTTGACTGGTCTGGATCCATGCAAGATGTCCTGCTTGACACTGTGAAGCAGTTGCTCTGTCTGACTATGTTCTGCCGTAAGGTTGGTATCCCTTACGATGTGTACATCTTCACTAATGAGTGGTATAATTCTGATACCACTATGTTTGCTCCGATGAAAGCAGGTACCCTTGTCGCTCAAGGGTTTGCTTTGGTGAACGTTCTCTCCAGTCGAGCCAAGACTAAGGAGCAGGATCTTCTTGCTCATCGTCTTTTCTCTTACGCTTGGGCATTCACTAATCGCCAGTATGGTGTTGGCATTCCCAGCAAGATGTACCTCTCTGGAACTCCTCTCAATGAAGCGCTGCTTGTTCAGCACCAGTTGATTAAGCAGTTCCAGCAGCACAGTAAGGCAGAAAAGGTTCACGTTGTTGTTCTCACTGATGGTGAAGGTTGCCCGCTAATGCGTTGGCAAGCCCACGAAACTGATAAAGGTTTTGATCGGATCGTCCGTAGAACCTGCCACCAGTCTCGTCTCCGTGATCGCAAGACTGGAAGGGTTTATCCTCTTTTCACTGGTGGTTATTATGCTGGTGACAATCAGACTGAGGTTCTAGTTCAGAACCTTCAAGAGAATTTCCCTCAGTGTAATTTTATTAACATTCGTCTCTGCTCTACTTCCGACTTTACTAGCGTTAAGCGTTACTATCTCCCTACCTTTGAGGAGCGTGTGAAGGCAGAGACTCAGTGGAAGAAAGAGAAATGCTACATTGGTAAGACTTCCAACTACAGTCGTTCTCTTTTCATTCACAGTAAGTCAATCAGTGACAGCGGCAATTCTTTTGAGGTTGCTGAAGACGCAAGCAAGGCTCAGATCCGTACCGCTTTTAAGAAAGCACTCGGTAACCGTAAGACCAGCAAGCGCATTCTTTCTGAATTTATAACAATGATCGCATGACACCACGTCCTCAAATTCATTCTTTGTTTCCCACTCCAGTATTTGAGAGTGTTATCCCTGTCCAAAAGAAATGGATGAAAGCGGTGGAGAATCTTAACTACCACCGCACTGCCACTGACAATGGATGGATCTCTTACGAGAGAAATATCTGGGAGATTCCTGACTTGAAAGATCTTCAGTTAGAAATTAAAGACGCAATCAAATACTTCGCTCACGAATACCTCAACGTTTCTCATAATGTCTACATGGATGTTGTGAGGGGTTGGGGTGTTAAGCATGGTGAAAATGATTGGGCTCAAAATCATTGTCACATGAACGCTGTATTCAGCGGTGTATATTATCTGGATGTTGGTCCCGACAGTGGGGATCTTGTATTTGAAAAGGGGCAGCATTTTCCTAATTGCTTTATGCCTACGCTTGAGCCAGATTGTGATGGGTATAATTTGTTTACTGGTAAGTCTTGGCGATGGAGACCAGAGACAGGGAAGATCATTGCCTTCCCTAGTCAGTTGATTCATAACGTAGAGAAGAACCTTTCTGGAAGAACTAGATACTGTATTGGATTTGATGTCTTCCCCAGGGGCACCTTTGGCTACGGGGCAGGCAGTGGATTAACTGTCCACTAGAGATCAGTGGGGGTCGGTATGCCCCCTATACTTAGTACATACCAAACGAGGTCACAATGTCCCACAACTTTGCCGCTGAACTCTCCGCACAATTTGGCACCCTGATTGATGCTGCTCAGGTCAAGGCATATGCCAAGGTGACTGGAGTGTCCTACAATACGATCACTCGCCACCTTGAGGAGTATAAGGTCAAGCGTGGTACTTGGGATCTGACTGTCAAGGAGCGTCTTGAGCAGACTTTCAATGCTTCTTCTCCTTCTATCCAAGTTACCGAGCGGGAAGATCAGGACCTGATTCCTGAGAAAGATACCTCCTTTGTCCCGTTCGGGAACTTTGCTGATCTCAAGAAGATCATCAAGTCCAACTTCTTCTACCCTGTTTTCATTACTGGTCTGTCTGGTAATGGCAAGTCCTTTGGTGTTGAGCAAGCATGTGCCGCTCTAAATAGAGAGCTCATTCGTGTAAACATCACCATTGAGACTGACGAGGATGATCTTATTGGTGGTTTCCGTCTTGTTAATGGCGAAACTGTCTGGCATAATGGACCCGTCGTGGAGGCTCTTTCACGCGGAGCTGTGCTGCTTCTAGACGAGGTTGACCTGGCATCTAACAAGATCCTGTGTCTCCAGTCTGTTCTTGAAGGTAAGGGTGTCTTTCTCAAGAAGATTGGTAAGTATGTCAAGGCAGCTCCTGGTTTCACCGTAGTTGCTACTGCTAACACCAAGGGTAAGGGTAGCGATGACGGTCGCTTTGTTGGCACTAACGTTCTTAATGAAGCATTCCTTGAGCGCTTCCCTGTGACCTTCGAGCAGGAGTATCCTACTCCTGCTATCGAGCAGAAGATCTTGGCTCACCACTGTGAGGATGAGATGTTCAATCGTAATCTCTGTGACTGGGCAGACATCATCCGCAAGACCTTTGCTGATGGTGGCATTGATGAGATCATCTCCACTCGTCGCCTTGTTCACATCGCCCGTGCCTATGCTATCTTTAATGATAAGGCAAAGGCAATCAAGGCATGTATCTCTCGCTTTGACGATGAGACCAAGCAAGCCTTTCTGGAGTTGTATGACAAAGTTGACGCTGAGGTGAGCATCGATGAAGGATCTGTGGATTGAGTATCAGCGGGCGGTCTCTGAGACCTTCCCTGATCTAGAAAACATCTGTGACTGGGCAGACTGGGAGGAGAAAGGAACCTCCCTCTCTGCTAAGATCTACAGCAACCAATACATTGCTAAGTCACGAGAGGTTTTGATTTGGAGTGAGAAGTCGTGTATCTATAACACGATCATCTATCCTAAGACTGGATCTAACCTCCCTTGCTTTGGGATGGACTTGATGGGTTTCTTTGAGAAGAAGGTCATCTTGGTATTTGACTTCCAGCATCCAGTAGAGAACTACCTGTTTTCTCATCCAGATCTCCCTAAGGCAGAGGGTGATTATAGGTTCTTTGAGCCAGGTAATCACTTCTCTGAGAACATCTATGTTGCCAAGTGTACGATGTCTGAGGTTAATGATCACCTTGAGATGTTCAAGAAATACTTGACCATTTACAAGGATATGGTAGAATGTAAGAAGCCCAATGGGCTGGACATGTCTTCCACTTACTCTGACTTCGATAAGTACATGACGCGACTTGATCCTGTTGGTGGATATCTTGCTAGTACATTTGGTAAGGAGAAGGCAGAGTCTTTGGTCAATGACTTCCTCTTTACCTATGGTTAACTCTTGGTCCCTGCTTTATGATGCTATGGAAGAAGATAAAATTGTTTTGAACTATGACAGAGAACCTGTTGTAGATTATGTCGGACCTGACAGTATTTTTAATGTGAACGTAAACGAATCTCTCCCTCATTATCGATTCAATGAGGACGCAGTTCTTAAAACTGCCAAGGACTATATTGCTTCGACGTATCGTCAGCACTATACTTCTGATAAATCTCCCACTCAGACTCTTGATCTGATTGCTTCCATTGGCGATGGTGAACCCTTCTGCCGTAGCAATGCGATTAAGTATTTGAGCCGTTATGATAAGAAGGGCAGTGCCAAGAATGACATCTTGAAAGCAATTCACTACTGCGTCCTACTGTATAATTTTGTTGAACAATCTACTGAGACTGAAACCTATGAGACTTTCTAATCGAACCGTACAGATCCTGAAGACGTTCGTTAATATCAATAAGTCTATCCAGTTTCGGAAGGGTAACGAAATTTCTACTCTGGCTATCCAGAAGAATGTTCTTGCTCGTGCTCCTGTTGAGGAAGATTTCCCCCAGGACTTTGCTATCTATGATCTTGGTGAGTTTGTACAGGTGCTTAACCTGTTTCAGGATGGTGAACTCACCTTCGATAGTCCAAGTTATGTGACTATCTCTTCTGGTCGCAACCAGGCACGATACTTCTTTGCTGATCCTAGCATCATCACTGCTCCTCCCACTAAAGCACCTTCCCTTCCTAGTGTTGAGGTTGAGTTTGATCTCAGTCGCGATGATCTCCAGCGAGTTGTCCAGTCTATTAACATCTATAAGGTAGAAGATATTTCTATCGTAGGTGAGCCTGGTGGTCATGTGTCTATCGTTGTTCGTGACCGTAAGAATGATTCTTCCAATACCTATTCTGTAGATGTTGGTGAGGCAGACGCAAACTTCTGCTTCAATCTCAAGGCAGAGAATCTAGTCGGTAAGGTTATTCCTGGCGACTACAAAGTCAAGATCAGCTCTAAGGGTGCTAGCACCTGGCGTTGTACCTCTGACAGTCTTGAGTACATGATTGCTCTAGAGCCAGATTCTAAGTATGAGGCAGGTTGATATTGAAGTCATAGATGATTTTGTTTCTCCTTCTTATCTGAAGGAGTTACAAACTCTACTGACAGGCACCGACTTCCATTGGCATTTTCAGAGTTCACAATCTCTGGACTATTCTTCTGAGAAGCTGGAAGACTTTGGGTTCTCACAGGGCATTGTCCCTCCCTGGGAACCCAATCGATTTTTAGATACAGGTTGTGCTTTCTTTATTGCTCCATTGATCTATCAGATCAAAGACAATCTACAGGCAGATAATATCATGCGCTGTAGATTAGACATGACCGTACTTCATAAACCACCATATCTTCACCCACCACACATTGACATTGGTGAAGATCATGTTGCTTGTATTGTGTACATCAATGAAACTGATGGTGACACCGTGATCTATGACAAGCAACTGACAAATATGGAACTGGCACAATGGAAGCTTGACATGACCTTGAACCTCCCCGATAATGTAGAGGTCAAGAGACGTATCTCACCCAAGCCAGGACGTGTGGTATTATTTAATGGAAGGTACGCCCACACTGGGCACTCTCCTAGCGAGCATCAGTCTCGCATCTTGATCAACTCTGTCTTTACTTGATTATGAGTGACTTTCTTTGGGTAGAAAAGTATCGCCCTAAGACTATTGATGAATGTATTCTTCCTGCTGAAACGAAGAGTACATTCAACTCCTTTGTTGCTAAAGGAGAATTGCCCAATCTTCTTCTGTCTGGCTCTGCTGGTATTGGTAAGACTACCATTGCTAAAGCATTGTGCGAAGAGTTGGGTCTAGACTATATTGTTATTAATGGATCTGATGAAGGACGATTTCTTGACACGGTACGGAACACCGCAAAGAGCTTTGCTTCGACCGTCTCACTACTTGGTGCTGACAACAAGCACAAAGTCATCATTGTTGACGAAGCTGATAACACGACCCACGATGTACAACTCTGCCTACGGGCGTTTATTGAGGAGTTTCATCGCAACTGTCGATTCATCTTCACCTGTAACTACAAGAACAACATCATTCCAGCGCTCCATTCTCGCTGTACAGTCTTCGATTTCGCAATCAAAGGCAAAGCAAAAGCCAGTCTCGCAGCCCAATTCTTTAAGCGTGTCGGGACTATACTTGAGGGAGAGGGGATCTCGTATGATCCAGCAGTCGTGGCAGAGGTTATTCAGAAGCACTTCCCTGACTTCAGGAGAGTCCTCAATGAACTCCAGCGATACTCAGCGTCGGGATCCATCGACACTGGCATTCTGGCGTCGCTGAGTGAGGTACACATTGGTAACCTCGCTGCTTATCTAAAGGGCAAGCAGTTCAGCAAGGTTCGTCAATGGGTAGTTGATAACCTTGACAATGACGCAAACACTATTCTGAGAACTCTTTATGACAACCTTTATCAAACGCTTGAGCCCGCTTCCATTCCTCAAGCAGTGCTCATCATCGGCAAGTACCAGTATCAGTCTGCTTTCGTTGCCGATCAAGAGATCAACCTTTTGGCAGCTCTGACGGAGATGATGTGTGAGTGTGATTTCAAAGCTTAGGAATCCTCTTAGGGAGTCCTACCAAACATTCAAGGAACTTGTCAACGGACAAGAGTTTCCTTGGTATTATTACGAACATAGTGTAGAAGGGAAGAACGATGAGTTCGACAACGTTCCTTTCTACGGTCACACTATTCTGGCTAGACCTGGGTATGGAAACGCTTTGTACTCTACTCCCATGTCTCCTTATATAGAGTTAGCCAACCTTGTACTTTCTGACATCTTCGAGTATAATAATATCGATGTGAACGTAGTTCATAGGATCAATGTGAACTGTACTCATTGGTCAAGTGACCTCCCTTCCGTCCCACATGTTGATCATGATTTCCCACACAAGAATCTAGTCATTTATCTTAGCGGATTTGACTTTGGCGAAACTTGTCTGTGGAAAGATGGTAAATGTGTCTCCCGATATATACCAGTCGAAGATGGTATTATCACTTTTGAAGGACTACATAACATAGAACAACCAAGAGCTGGTTGTAGAAGAATTGTTTTAGTTGCTACTTATTCATGAAATCTTTGAAGACGCCATTGCGATACCCTGGGGGAAAGTCCAGAGCAGTTCCTAAACTGTTTGAATATCTTCCTAAGGAAATTAGCGAGTATCGAGAGCCATTCCTAGGTGGTGGTTCTATGGCGATTGCTATTACTAAAGCGTATCCAGATGTCCCTATCTGGGTGAATGATCTTTACGAACCTCTGTATAACTTCTGGGTAAATCTTCGTGAGTTCGGTACCAGCATGACTGAAGAACTCAGGTCGTTGAAGAAAGAAAACCAGAACACAGAGACTGCTCGTGCCCTCTTCGATTTTTGTAAGGTACAGGTCAATGATAAGGATGTTGATCCTCTCCAGCGTGCTGTGGCTTTCTATGTTGTTAATAAGTGTTCGTTTAGTGGACTCACTGAATCGAGTAGTTTCTCAGGACAGGCTTCAAACAACAACTTCACCATGAGAGGTATTGAAAAACTTCCTGAGTACAGCGATCTTATTGCTGACTGGAAGATTACTAATCTTTCTTATGAAGAAGTAGTTGCTGATTGTACTCACAAGACACCTATCGGTTCTGTGAACGAGACTGCTTTCATTTATGTTGATCCTCCGTATAACATCAAAGATGTTTTGTATGGAAAGAAGGGCAACATGCATAAAGGATTTGATCATGCTAAGTTCGCTGATACCATGGACTCGGTTCTTAGTAATGTGATGATCTCATATAACAACCACCCAGATATCCAACAGAGATTTGATGAGTGGCATCAGTATGACTGGGATCATACTTATACGATGCGATCTACTGGAGACTACATGAAGAACCAGCAAGAGCGTCGTGAACTTCTTTTGACGAATTATGGATGGTGTGTTGACTGATGGGTGGAAGTTTAGGTGTACGGGTAAAGAATGGCTATTGCTCTCTCTATCACACGAAGAGAGGAGTTCTCAGTACCTTCTGCCCCAATTCGCAATCCGCCATCATCAATGGCGATGAGATCCATGTCACCCTGAACAGTGGCAGCATTGCGATCTATGAAATTAATTCTAATGGGACAGGTGTCCGTGGACCTGTCAAAATTATCACATGAAGTATGTCAACATCAGTTCGCCAATCTTATATAAGGATCGCTTTGAATTTGACGAGCGCTATGTTGAAAAAGCCGACGAGCTATTCCGACTGGTTACCAAGTACAGCGTTGATACACCTGTAGAGAAGGGTGGATCATCCACAGCAAATCTCTATGGGATTAAGGAGCATCGTCTTCCACATACGGATCCTCTCTTTAATCCATTTCTTTATTGGTTGGATGAGAAACTTGCTTACCTGAAAAAGGTATGGAAGTATGAAAATTCTTTCCCCCACTTTATTTCTAATAGTTGGTTCAACGAACACTTCAGAGGAGACTGGACTGACGAACATGCTCACGGTCCTTGTATTGTCTGTACGGCATACGTACGCAAGCCAGAAGACTCTGGGAACCTATTGGTAAGAGATCCACTCACTGAGGTTAGAACCAGTGAACCCATGGACATACAACCATGGAGACTAATCCCTGTGGAGCAGGGAGACGTTGTTTTCTTTCCTGGGTGGCTGAGACATAAGACAGAACCAAGTCAATCAGACACCAGACGTTTGACATTAACTTTGAATATCACACCTAATTATGAGTGCGGAACTTTCTGATTATTTGAACTCGATCAATCAAACTAAGGAGCACCTTGGTGATGATGCGATGAAAAAATACCCAGCGTACATTGTGAACCGCTGTCTCTCTGGTCACATTGATGCTATCTTGTTTGCTAATGAGATGAACAAGATGGCTCATCTGGACAATAGACTTCAATATGACTTTTTTATAAATACATTGAGAAAACGCAAACGTTTTTCACCTTGGTTGAAGAAAGAACAGATCACTGATCTGGATCTTGTCAAGCGTCACTATGGTTATAGTAACGAAAAAGCAAAGATCGCTCTCACTCTTCTCACCGAAGAACAACTTGAATTTATTAGATCCAGACATGAGATGGGAGGACGAAAATGACAGCAACCTTTGCTGACCAGGAGGTTAAATGGACTCCTGATGATATGGTCGAAGTGAGTTTGACTGAGCCAGATGATTTCCTGAAGGTGCGAGAAACACTTACGAGGATCGGAGTAGCATCCCGTAAGGAAAAGAAACTCTACCAATCCTGCCACATCCTTCACAAGCAAGGTAGGTATTACATTGTTCACTTTAAGGAACTGTTTGCCCTTGATGGTAAGAAAGCAAACCTTTCTCTTAATGATGTACAACGCCGTAACAGAATCATTCAACTCCTGTCTGACTGGGGTCTAGTTGGTATTGTCAACGCTGCTGATGTAGTAGACGTGGCACCTTTGAGCCAGATCAAAGTTCTTTCTTACAAAGATAAGAATGGTTGGACGTTGGAATCAAAATATAATATTGGCAAAAAGAAAACAAATTCTGTAGAAGCAACTTCTGCTTGATAAATAGTTCTGTCGCTCTCGTGCGGCACGCTACACATACGGAAAACGCTACCTTGGGGGATCGGTTATCCGATCCTCTTTTTTTATAAGTTTTGACTATATAATTACGGTTGCCTTCGGGGACCACACAACGCAATCTCGCTTTTAGGAGAGCTAAAAATGACTGGACTGTCTAAGTGGACATCGAAAGATGCTGACAAATTTTTTGATGCTGTAAACAAATACAGCGTAGGAATGGATGACATCATCCATAGACTACATTCATATGGATACCACCAACCTGGCGGACAATACCCACCATATAACATTGTGAAGGAATCCAATGTCAAGTGGCGTATTGAAGTAGCACTTGCTGGATGGGATAAGAACGACATTGAGGTAAGCACAGAGACAAACGTTCTTCTCATTCGGTCCAAGGCAGCGAAGGACACCATGGAAGAGGAGTACATGCATCGTGGTGTGGCGACGAGAACCTTCGCTAGAGGATTCAACTTGGCTGATGATGTTGAAGTAGGAGATGTGACCTTTAAGGATGGTCTTCTTACAATCCCCCTCAAGAAGATCATTCCAGAACATCAGGCACTAAAGGTGTATGAAATCAACTAAATAATTCTGCCCAAATATCGTCGGCGCACGGGGGCGGCTTGACAAAGACCAAGCCGCCCCTTATAATTTGTATGGACTTGTAGTTAATCATGGTTGAAGCAGAACGCATTAAACTTATCCTCACTAAAGTAGGTGAGCATGTTATTGCTGATGTTCAAGAAGCAGTAGATAAGGAAACTGGTGATCGTAAGGCTTATATTCTGACCGTTCCCTATACGGTACAGATTGCTGAGCAGCCTGAAAGCCAAGTGGACCTTGACACTTTTGAAGATCAGGAAGTAAAGATTAGATACCGCCCTTGGTGCCCCTTCACTATCGATCAGCGTATTGCTATTGAGTGTGACTATGTGGTTTCTATTATGGACCCAGCACCTAGTCTTCTTCAAACGTATCTGAGTAATGTACGTGCCAAGCAAGGCGATCGTTATGTTGATGATGACAAAGAATGAGTATTAAACTGATTTACATGAGGACGGGTGAGGAAGTAATCTCTGAAGTAAAAGAGATTGCTCACCCTGAGAGTGGTGAACCTATTGGTTACCACATGCATAAACCTTTCCGTCTGGATATTGTCCAGCAGAATATTGAATTCAATAGTGAGAAGGGTTATCAATTGGAGTGGTTCCCCTGGGCACCTCTTAGTAAAGACAGAGATTTCTTTATCCCAGGATCACAAGTGATCACTGTCTATGAGCCACTAGACTCTCTGATTTCGCAGTATATTTCTGCCATTGATGAGACCAGATACGAAGAGAATTTCCGTAAGCATGAGGCAAGATTTAATCTCAGTTACGAAGATATTGATCTCGATGATATGTTTGACGAAGCTGAGAAAATGTTAGCCGAATTGGAGGAAGACAATGGAGATAGTCCTGCTGCTGCTGAAGACGGGGGAGTACGTCCTGAGTCAAGTGGAGACACTTGACGAGGAGCCTGCTTGCCACCTCCACCTACCATACAAAATAGTTAATGGTATGTTGGAACCTTGGCCAGAATACACAGTGGACCAAGACGTGTTGCTTTATACCTCATTCATTGCTACAATACTAGAACCCGACCCAGCGTTGGTGGAAAAGTACAAGGTTCTGACTGAATGAGTTTTTATACGAACGTACAACTGGTCGGTGATGACCTTCTCTATCTTGGATATCAAGAGGGACCTGGCGGTCTGCTTGAGCGTATCCAAAGACGGATGAAGTTCTCTCCGACTTTGTTTGTTTGTACCGATAAGAAGACGAACTACAAGACTCTAGATGGCAGGTATGCTAAGCCTGTCAAGTTCGAGTCTGTCCGAGAGGCACGAGGATTCGTTGACAAGTATAAGGATGTAGATGGGTTTGATGTCCATGGATATGACCGTTACCTCTATCAATATATCTCCGAGGAATTTCCAGGAGAAGTGGACTACGATCTTAAAACTCTTAAGATTACGTCTCTTGATATTGAAGTTGCGTGTGAAAATGGTTTCCCTAACGTGCGTGAGTGCGCTGAACCTCTTCTGTCGATCACAGTCCAGGATTACACTAGCAAACTCATTAAAGTATGGGGAACTAAGCCCTACTATACGGATCGCAAAGATGTGGAGTATATCCTTTGCGACGGTGAAGAACATCTTCTCCGTTCTTTCCTGGCTTATTGGCAGACTTCATTCCCAGATGTTCTTACAGGGTGGAATGTCGAGCTGTATGATGTGCCTTACATTTGTGGACGTTTGGAACGTCTGTTTGGGGAAAAGGAGATGAAGCAGATCTCCCCTTGGGGTATTGTCCACAGGGAGGAGATGGAGATCAAAGGTCGTCAGCAGATCTTGTACAACATGTACGGCATTAACGTGCTGGACTATCTTGATCTGTATAAGAAGTTCACTTATACAAACCAAGAATCTTATCGCCTTGACCACATTGCCTTTGTGGAACTTGGGCAGAATAAGTTGGATCACAGTGAGTTCGAGAACTTCAAGGAGTTCTACACTCGTGACTGGCAGAAGTTCATCGACTACAACATCAAGGACGTGGAGCTTGTTCTACGCCTTGAGGAAAAGATGAAGTTGGTTGAGCTTGCCATCGCCTTGGCTTATGACGCCAAGGTGAATATGAAAGATGTGTACTATCAGGTACGCATGTGGGATACTCTTATCTACAATTATTTGAGGGACAAGAACCTCGTAGTTCCCCCTGCGAAACGTAGTTCAAAGAATGAGAAGTATGCTGGTGCGTATGTTAAAGAGCCTGTTCCTGGGAGATACGAGTGGGTCGTCTCATTTGACCTCAACTCGCTATATCCTCACCTCATCATGCAATACAACATCTCGCCAGAGACGTTGGTTGCTCAAAAGCATCCATACGCAACCGTAGATAAGTTGCTCAACCAAGCAGTTGAGCCTGACCCTAGGTATGCTTTGTGTGCTAATGGATCACAGTACCGTAAGGACATTCATGGTTTCCTGCCTCAGATGATGCAGAAGATCTACAATGAACGTGTTCAAAGCAAGAAGTTAATGCTTGCTGCCAAGCAGGAGTATGAGAAGAATCCTTCTAAGGAAATCGAGAAGGCAATCAGTAAGTACAACAACATCCAGATGGCTCGTAAGATCCAACTGAACAGTGCTTATGGTGCCATCGGTAACCAATACTTCCGCTACTATAACCTCGCTAACGCCGAGGCAATCACCTTGTCTGGTCAGGTGTCGATCCGCTGGATCGAAAACAAAATGAACCAGTACCTAAACAACTTACTTAAAACGGAGAACCAGGACTATGTTATTGCCAGTGATACTGACAGCATTTATCTCTGTCTTGATGTACTCGTTAATCGCGTATTTGATGTACCGAATGTTCCTAAATCGCGCATCGTCAGCTTTCTCGATGCTGCCTGTAAGGATCAAATCGAACCCTTCATCACAAGATCATACGAAGAACTAGCCACATACGCTAACGCTTATGATCAGAAGATGTTCATGAAGCGTGAGAACATTGCTGACCGTGGTATCTGGACTGCCAAGAAGCGATACATTCTCAACGTCTGGGACAGCGAGGGTGTACGCTATGCTGAACCCAAGCTTAAAATGATGGGTATCGAAGCAGTCAAGTCTTCTACACCTGCTCCCTGCCGTAAAGCAATTAAGGAAGCCCTGACAATCATGATGTCAGGAAGTGAAGATGATCTGATATCTTACATAGATAGATTTAGGGATGAATTCGATTCGTTACCGCCCGAAGATATTGCGTTTCCGAGGTCGGTCAATGGAATATCCAAGTTCAAGGCGCAAGGTACCGTCTATTCAAAGGGCTGCCCTCTACATGTTCGTGGAGCGTTGCTTTATAATTTTCATGTCGGTCAGAAAGATCTAGAAAACAAGTACCCACTCATCCAAGAGGGTGAGAAAATTAAATATCTCTATCTCAGGAAGCATAACAAGATTGGCGAAAACGTTATCTCCTTCCTTAATACATTCCCAAGAGAACTGGGTCTAGAGAACGCCATTGATCGCACCACTCAGTTCCAAAAAGCCTTTCTCGATCCTTTACAGATCATCACCGACGTGATAGGATGGGAGACTGAGAAAGTATCCAACCTAGAATTTTTATTCGCATGAGTTTTCTACATGATGTTGTCAAGGAAATTGACAATGATTACGCAGGTCTCCTCTCCGAAGGATCTGTGGGTGATATCGGAGGGTATATTGACTCTGGTTCTCATATCTTCAACGCCCTTGTTAGCGGCAGTATTTTTGGTGGCATTCCCTCAAACAAAATTACCGCAATCGCGGGAGAATCTTCGACAGGTAAGACATTCTTCTGCCTGGGTATGGTATCAAGCTTCCTCTCTTCAAACCCTGAGGCAGGAGTTGTCTACTTTGAAAGCGAATCGGCAATCTCAAAGACCATGATTGAAGAGAGAGGTATCGATTCCTCTCGTATGATCCTGGTTCCTGTGACTACGGTACAGGAGTTCCGTACACAAGCCATCAGGATCCTTGATAAGTATATGGAACAGAAGGAAGACGATCGCAAACCTCTGATGTTTGTGCTTGACTCCCTGGGTATGCTCTCTACCACTAAGGAGATTGAAGACTCTGAGGCAGGTAAGGAGACTCGTGACATGACACGAGCACAGGTTACTAAGTCCATCTTCCGTATCCTCACCCTTAAGTTGGGTAAGGCGAATGTTCCTATGATCGTGACCAACCACACCTATGATGTGGTGGGTGCCTATGTGCCAACCAAAGAAATGGGCGGTGGTAGTGGACTGAAGTACGCAGCATCGACTATCATATATTTGTCCAAGTCGAAGGAACGCGATGGCAAAGAGGTGGTGGGTAACATCATCAAAGCAACAGCAGCAAAGTCTCGTCTTACTAGAGAAAATGCTAGAGTAGAAACGAGGTTGTTCTATGATTCACGGGGACTTGACAAGTATTACGGCTTACTGGAACTGGGTGAGAAGTACGGAGTATTCCAGCGCAAGGGCAATCGCATCCTTGTTGGGGAATCTTCCGTTTATCCTTCTGTTATTCTTGGTGATCCAGAGAAGTATTTCACGCCCGAAGTAATGGAACAGCTTGATTGGGCTGCTGGTCAAGAATTTAAGTATGGTTCTGAAAAATGAAAGTAGATTTGTTTCCCACTAGCGTCTATCGCTACCATGTAGAAGAACCTGAAGCACTTAAGCAACGGGTAATCGAATTCTACAATGAGAATAAATTCAAAGATGAGAATCTAACTCCTCAAGATTGGAATTGCCAACTCTTTACCACCTTTGGTAGTGGATACTTTCCTATCTCTGAGGCAATCGAAGCCTTCTCTCCCCACTTTGATGAGTTCCAAGAAGAGACGAAGAATTATGGTAATGTAATTCTCACTGACCTTTGGCTCAACTGCTATGAATCTACAAACTGGCAGGAAAAACACACCCATTCCCCTGGTCAATGGTCTGCTGTATACTATGCGGTGTTTGATCCTAACGAACACCGTGGCACAAAGTTCTTAGATCCCAATGAGCATGTCCGTGCTGCTAATGGTTTCAAAGAAAACGCAGCGGAACCATGGGTACAAGAAGGTGACTTGATTATCTTCCCCTCTTATCTTGAGCATTCTGCTCCTCTGAACAAGTCTAGTAAGCTTCGTTCTACTATTTCATTTAACTTCTTTGTGGAGCAAGAGATCTATGAAGGTGGAGACACTGATTTTGAAAAACTTGTTGTTGGACCAGGAGTATCTACGTAAGACTCTTCCCTTCATCAAGCCTGAATACTTCTCGGAGAGCACTGAGAGAGTGCTCTTCGGAGTAATCGACAATTTCTACAAAAACTACACTGAAATCCCCGCAAAAGAAGCATTGACTATTGAGGTCCAGAACCTCAGGAACCTTACTGATGATCAGTTCAAGGGTATCAATGCTCTAATCGATTCTCTTGACGATGAGAAGTCTGATCATAAGTGGATTATCGATACTACTGAAAAGTGGTGTAAAGAACGTGCTATATACTTAGCGCTAATGGAGTCTATCAAGATCGCTGATGGCAGCGATGAGAAGAAGACTCCTGATGCTATCCCACACATCCTCAGCGAGGCTCTTAGCGTCTCGTTTGACAACCACATTGGACACGATTACATAGACGATTATGAGGAAAGGTACGATTCTTACCACAAAGTTGAATCTAAGATCCCCTTTGATATTGAACTCTTCAACAAAATTACGAAAGGTGGTCTCCCTAACAAGACTCTCAATGTCGCTCTTGCTGGTACAGGCGTCGGGAAATCTCTATTCATGTGCCACATGGCTAGCGCCTGTCTCATGCAGGGAAGGAACGTTCTCTACATCACTCTTGAAATGGCAGAGGAGAAAATTGCTGAGCGAATTGACGCAAACCTCCTCAACGTAAACATTCAGGACCTTACAACTCTTCCGAAGATGATGTATGAGAATAAGGTCATAAATATTGCTAAGAAGACCCAAGGCAAACTGATCGTTAAAGAGTACCCTACTGCCTCTGCTCATGCTGGACACTTCCGTGCTCTCCTCAGCGATCTCAATCTCAAAAAGTCTTTTAAGCCTGATATCATATTTGTGGATTATCTCAATATTTGTACCTCTTCGCGTTACAAAGGGGCTGCCAATATTAATTCCTATACACTTGTTAAGTCTATTGCTGAGGAGCTTAGAGGTTTGGCTGTCGAAGCCGAGGTCCCTATCGTATCTGCCACCCAGACCACTCGTTCTGGTTATGGTAGCAGCGATGTTGAGCTTACTGACACTTCTGAATCCTTTGGTCTCCCTGCTACTGCTGATCTTATGTTTGCCCTTATTTCTACAGAAGAGCTTGAACAGGTTGGACAAATTATGGTGAAGCAGTTGAAGAACCGATACAATGATCTTACGGTTAATAAGAGATTTGTCGTGGGCATTGACAGAGCAAAAATGAGACTGTATGATTGTGAACAGTCGGCACAGCAAAACATTCTTGATTCAGGTCAAGAGGTTGTGTCTTTCTCCGATATGAAATCTAAGTTTGGGGAATTTCAATTTTGAACAAACACGAAAAGCGTCGCGATGCTCTCGGATTATTCTATGAGTCTGTGCTAAAGCCAGACTCTGAACTCCGACAGTGTGCTCATAACCAAGAGTGCTTCCATGAACTCATGGAATGGAGGCAAGAAGTGTTAGAGTACCTCGACCATCGTCGAAACCAAGAATTCCACTATTGACAATCGCCTAGCATCCATCTTATAATTTCTTGATACCAGCAAAATATTATGTCTATTGATTTTGACCGCTACGAACAGTTCGTTGACGCTGTAACGTCTGATGCTTCTAAGGATTTTGTCGATCTTGCTGACCGCCTTGTTGAGCTTGATCGAGAAGGTGCCAATATTGAGCGTCTTCTTACTGCTGGCGTTGGCATTAATGCTGAAGGTGGAGAATTCCTTGAGATCATTAAGAAGATGGTCTTCCAAGGTAAGCCTTGGAACGATGATAATCGTGAGCATCTCATCATTGAGCTCGGTGATCTTCTTTGGTATGTTGCTCAGGCAACTCAAGCACTAGGCGTGTCCTTTGATGAGGTCATTGAAGTCAACGTGAAGAAGCTAGAGAAGCGTTACCCTGGTGGTGAGTTTGATATTTACTACAGCGAGAACCGCTCTGCTGATGATCGCTGATGCTTAGCTTCTGGATCCACTTGGTAGCATTCTTCCAAGTTGTAGTGATGAATTGTATTCAACCTGTCAACTGGAAGTATTGCTATCGGGTGGACCAGTGGTTGATTCCAGATCTTGTAGAAGGATACGAGCTCTGGTCTGGTAAGAAGCATCCTTATCAGAATGAAAAAGAATACTTGTCTGAGCATGATCGTTAATTTATTTCCCACTTCTATCTACAAGGCAGAGATGCCTGAGTATATCAACTGGGTAGAGAAGAGGTGGACTGAACATAGATTTAACACTGATGAAAGTTTGACTGGTGAGATGGAGGGTCAGGTGCTTGTTCACCATGACTCTTACCTCACCTCTTTTTTTGTTGAGCTTAATGAGCACCTCAAAGAGTACCTTGAGACTTTCTTGGTTGACTATGACATCCACTTCATGAAAACTTGGTACTCTGTTACTGATGAAAAAAGGTCTGTTCCCCACCATAATCACGATCCTGCTCATATTTCATGGGTCTACTATGTTTCTGGGGAAGACCCTCTCTGCTTTGCCAAAGA